GGGATTCTTTCCTCTTGCTCATGATAGAAATCATATCGTTGCTCGACGTTCTCGATGTAGTCGTGCCCAATGTTTGTATCGAACGAGACAGCGAGTGCTTTTTGGAGCAGATCTGGGAGAGCGTTCCTTGTAAGGCTTGTGTGTTTTCCATCGATAATACTGATCGACTCCATAATTGCGTTGTAGATTGCTCTATCTTGACACCACTTTTCTGTAGTATCAAGCAACCACTTTTCGTCTACTTTCTCGTCACTAAACAGATTAGGAAGGATCTCTATTGCATGTTGGTATTGCTCATTAGTGAACTTGTCACTATGATCAATCTCGATCTTCAAAGCTTCGGCAGTAGGAAGCTTATTGTATTTACCAACAAACCTGCCAAGCTCTTTAAACAACTGACGATAGATGCCCTCAAAGTAATCTGGTTTAATGAACGGAAGAACTTTGCGCATGTAGTTTTCATCTTTGATCATATTGCGCAGAATTGTCTGTTCAAGATTTATATTCAAAGCTTACCCTCTGCTCTTAACTGCGCACGAATCTTAGTAGCTGAAATGCTATGAATCTCTTCCCCAAGATCATGCTGTGTAAAGGTATATCCTACGCCACGGCCATATGAGATGTCAACAATGTTAGGCACTTCTATTATAATATAGTCTACCAGATATGTAAAGCCTTCTTCTTTCAAAGCTTTAACAATATTTCTACGGACATCAACAACATTAAAAGGGTTGTCATCTTGAGTTGCTGTGCGGCCTGCACCTGCATCTTGACCTACAATCCCACCTACATCTCGTATCATAATGGCCACTTGCCCAGTTTCAAGCATCGCTTTTTTGAATAGAGCTGTGTGACCATCATGCCAAGGCTGCCACCTTCCCAACATCTGTGTAGTTGGTTTTTTCCAATCAAAACTCATGAGTGCACTCCTGCAATGACATTAACTAGATTGCCTACTTCTTCTTCAGCAATAAAACGATTAATATGTAAATTAGCCTTCTCAGGCTGTTCAAATAGTTTGTTTGTGTCTTCAAACCTACCTGATTGGATAGTATCCATCCAAATAGTAAAGTCTGCTCCAAACGATAGCCTGGCCGTTGCGGTTGGGCAAACAAAATCACATATGACAATTCTACCACATGTTTTACTTTCAAAGTCAGCTAGATTTTTCATCCTACTGGCCTGACGTAGTCTACCATCAACGGTAAAGTCCCAGTCGTTTGCCATACGACGTACTTCATCAGCATTAAACCAAGCACAACTCATGTGTTTTTGCAGGCGCTCTGCTAACCATGTCTTACCACTTCCAGGTAAGCCCATAATAAGAATTTTCATTTATTTGCCGTTTCCTTTTCTAAAGCTCCTAGAAGAATGCTGTGCAAGATGTGACTTGCTGTTTTCTGCAAGTCTGGGGTCTCAGCAGTATACTCTTCATCAGTAGATTCTACAAGGTCGAAATCGAAATGCATCATAGCATTTTCTTCATCAAAGCGAATACTTCCATAATGAATAACGCACTCGATAAAATCGCCTTTCATGATACGAACATGCCAGTCGTTTTCATCCCTTGGAATTAACTCAAAGTCTTGATTCTCAATCCATTGTTCACTTATTGCTGTTTTAACCATTTAGTTCACCATTTTTATAAATTATTCAGGAGGAAGGAAATACCCTTGGCATGATACTATTGCAATTGCAATATCAACAATTGGAACATCTTCAACGATCATTCCATTAGTAGTATAAATCAACGTACGTGGACGAGGATCGGTATCTGAGACTCCCACATTTTGTTGAACATGAGTAATGTGATCAATGTTAATAAAATAATGATCGCCGTTCCAATCATCACCTGCCAGCATTAACCATCCGGCAAGGTATAAGCAATCAATCATTCTTCAATCTCCTCGACGATATCGTCCATAGAGACCAAAGATTGATATCCAATGGAATACTGTTTCTTTAAAAACTCTTTGAAGTCTGTTGCCTCAAAGATAGGATCCCAGAAATCCTTTTCTAGAGTAGCTTCGTATCTAACTTTACTGCCAATTTCACCAGTCTCTTTATCGACTGCTGCATACCATCCATTAGAAGGTTTAATAACGTAGCCACCGGCCAAAGCAACATCCAGCAGACCTGAATACTTACGCACACCACCATCCCAAGAGACAGTAATAGGAATCTTAGACTTCTCTTTAACATAACGAGACTTCTCCACGTTGATCACAAAATGATATCCTTGGATCTCTGTTCCCTTCTTGTCTTGCTGACGACCCAGGATCCAGATGTTGTCTGCAGAATAGTAGATACCAGTACCACCGCCAACGATGTCTTTAGGGAACAACCCAATCTCTTTGTACGTGTGGTTAATAGCTAGCATAGGAATGTTCTTCATAGTCAGATACGGCGTTGCCATACGGAACAGACCTTTAAGAGCCTTTGCACGAGACATGTCTGCAACAGACTTCTCGTTGATTGCATCCTCAAGCTCTTTCTTGGATGCAAGGTTACCAATAGAGTCAATAACGATAATAACACGATCTTCACGGCTAATTTCTTCTAGCTGAGAGATAAGATCAAACTTAAGCTCTTCTACGTTAGTGATAGGAGTGTGCAAGATTCGTGAAGTGTCAATGTCAAACTGCTCGAAGTACGATTGAGGTGAACCAAACTCCGAGTCATAGAACAACATGACAGCTTCTGGATGCGCTTTAAGATATGCACTTGCCATCAAAAGAGCAAACGAGGTCTTAAAGTGCTTAGATGGTCCAGCGAGGACAGTAAGCCCAGGAGTGACACCTCCTTCAACAGATCCTGATAGAGCGACGTTAACCATCGGCACATCTGTAGGCGTCATTTCTTTTTCGGTAAAGAACTTAGACTGAGACAACACTTCCGTTGACTTAACCTTTGAGTTCTTTTTTAGTTTATCCATAATGCTCATATTATATTACCTTTGCGTTTGTGTATGCGAATTCTAAAGCATTGTTAGCCTCTAATTCTAAAGGCCTTTGCTGATAACGTCCACTAGTTTCTGCATCGAGTTGTTTAATTATTGCAACTATTTCAGTTGCTGTAATAGGATATTGTTTCTCGACAGCATTTGACGCAATCGAACACATAATCTTGTAAATTAGTCGATAACGCCCAGTTCCATCAAGATGTGCAATGGATTTATACTCGTTGATGAGCTTGTTATTAACAAACGGGCAGTCATGATAGCCTGTCCACGTGTAACTAGTATTCTCCAATGCAGCCTTGCGGTGATTTATAACTTGATCCCTCCAAGCATCTGGAAGACGATCGAGAAAGTTTTTACCTTGTTTATTCTCTTCATACGGATGCTTTAAGAGAAGTGAATCCACATCAATAGGCTGACCGCCATTAACATAGAAAAAATTGTAAGCCTCAGCATACTGCGCAGGGATGTAATACATTCTTGCGAGGTCTTTAGTTTGCTTATCTCCGATGCTGTTAAGTTCAGAGTTGAGTGCCCACCAGAAGTGTTTGATTTGTGTACTATGTACATGCTTTCCAAGCTGAAAGACGATTCGAAACTTTGGTAAATCTTTTGTGCTACTAGCAGTACTGTATACAAAGTAAGACCAACCACCAAACCTACTACGAAGTCCATCTTCTAGATCTCCTTCAAATATGTGGTCATCAACGTCAACAGCAGCCCAGCCTGCCCAAGCCAATACATGGTCGTTTCGTCTAGGTGCGCCATCTTCAAATACAGCTGGCGAAATAAGTTCTGCATCTTGCTTTCCTTTCAATGGTCGTTCTGATAGTTTACGGAACAACTCTACAAACTTATCCCATGACTCAAAGTTCATACGACGATGAGTCTTGTTATCATATACGTATCTTTGTTGCTTTTCCCACCACCTAGGGGATTCAAATATTGTCAACGAGTACATTATGCAAAGAAGTCCTCCAAAGTAGCCTTTGGTTCTACATCCCAGTTAAGCTCTTCGAGAATGTTGCGGATAGGCTCCACAAACGATTTCTCATACATCTTATCATAGTCGATGTATCGATGTAAGTCAAGCTCCTTAGGTAGGTTCAACGAATACGAGATCACGTTCTCTTTGATCGGATTAGGAGTCTTTAGATAGCAGAACTTAATCTTTTCTCCATTCTTGACAAGCTCATAAGTCTTGTCCAGGTTGAGTTCTTTCACATAGTGGTTGAACAGCAGAGCTCCACGAACATGGATAGGACATGCTTTCTTGTAGATCTCTTTGCGGTCTTCCCACTTATCAAGATCGCTGATCCCACGAGGGAACGATACTTGCTCAGGAGGCAGTGACGAGAACTGACGCTTGAATTCCTTCAAGAACCTCTGAGTTGCTTGCTCACCATCGTTTAGGATGACAGAGAAGATCTGCTGAAACTTATCACGACAGATCTGAGGAGTCGACGACTTGACAGCCTCAACGCCCATCACCTTAAGCTTTGGCTTAGCATACTGAACACCTTCAGAGTTGTGAACCTGCATGAAGTAACGCTTCTTAGCAACCCACACAGCCTTATCAGCAATAACTTCACGAGACATCTCCATACGATTCTCATAAACGTTCATCTTCTCAGCAAGATCTGCATATGCTTTATGAAGCACAGGCTCAATCATCTGAGAGGCTGCTTTATCCAGAAACTGAACAGGATCAGGAGGATTGATCTTCTTAACAAGATCGCTCATGTTCACATAGAGAGAATCGGTATCGATTGCAATCACATAGTCCTTATCGCTCTTCAGAGTCTTGTTCATAAACTCGTTGATTGCACGCTCAGCCCATTTGATAGACAACTGACCAGAAGTCGTGATTGCTTCTGCAACACGATGATCGAAGTAACGGAAGAAGTTGTTCCCAAGAGCACCATACAGAGAATTCATAAGAATCTTAATAGCCATCTGCTGGTTATGCAGAGTAGCAATCTCGTTCTCCAACTTCTTGGTTTTATATTGCTCATACTCTTGCTCAGCTGCAAGCATACGATTCTTGATTCTACGACGTTCATCATAGTACTGAGTAATAATGCGAGGAATCACGCCCTGTTGATCCTTACGGAACATCTGACCTGTGGCTGATACAGCTTTATCGCTTGGAAACGATATATCAATATTATCGTTTAGAAGCGATTCCACATCCACCCCAAACAGTTTACTGTCAATAGTCTCAGGGGACATATTGTATTGAACAATGATGTTTGGATATAGAGAGTTAAGGTCAAAGCTGACCACCCACTCGTGCATACCGGTCTGAGGATCCTTAACATAAGCGCCAGGATACTTCTCTTTGGTTTTCATTACCTTGGGTGGGACAACAACCTGCTCTTTGAACAGCAGACGATAGAGGATCGAGTCCCAGATCTGCACTGTACCAAACGTTTCAGAGAAATTAACCCCACCACGATATGCCATTGTTATTGCAAGAGTAATCAGACCCATCTTCTCTTCGAAGCGGTCAACAAGCTGAACGTCTTTGATGTTATAGTCAATAAACTTCTGGAAGTCATGCTTGTAGAGAGTATGCAGATTACCGTGCTCATCATAAGATAGCTTATTCTCACCTAGAACAACAAAAGCAATATGATCCAGCTTGTAAGACTCTTGCTGACCATATTTGTATCCAAACTTCTTAAACAGATCGTAGTAGTCAAGCTGCTGGATACCAGCAAGCTCATATGCAATGTTGGGACGACCAGCAATAATAATCTCACGCTGATCTACAACAAGCCATGGGGATAGCTTCTTATAGACGTCACCGCCTATAAGGTTCTTGATGCGATTAACCAGGTAAGGAATATCAAAAAGACGAGTGTTCCAGCCGGTGACGATATCCGGACACCAGCGAGGATCGTACCAATAACCCAACCAAGAGAGTAGCAGATCGATTTCGTCTTTGCACTTAAAGTACTTGATATTTTTAATACCGTCGACTTGACACTTCTGTGGGTCGTAATCATACAAGCCCCAAACATAATAAATGTTATCGATGTTGTTCTTCATTGTGATAGAGATCACAGGATGAGCTGCTTGCTCCACAAAGGGGAAGCCGTCATCAGATGCAACCTCGATGTCGATAGTTGTTACGTTGATCTTCTCACGATCAAACTTGATCTCACCAGGAAACTTATCAGTAATATACTGAGTGACAAAGTTTGCCATGCCATAGATTGTGAAGTTGTCAACGTCTTCATACTGACGAATAAAATCACCAGCGTCTCGCATGGTGTCAAATGTCTTAGGCAACACTGCTTGACCCTGGATAGTGTTCCAGCCAGTCTCGTGTTGCGATGGTACGAAGAGGGTCGGCATGTATTGGATCTTCTTCTCAATACGTTTGCCATCTTGGAATCCTCGATAGAGGATGTTGTTACCGTGTCGGTTAACGCTGGTGTAAAAGTTCATAGGTCCTCCTAACTTACACAAGCTTATAGTATAATATAAAAAAGGAAAGGGGGCAACAGCCCCCTTAACTTATTCTTTTGTTGAGACGAAACTATACATCTCTTTTGCTTTAGCCATTAGCTCATCCATAGAATACATCTTATATGCTTCTTGGACTTCAGCATATGTCTTTTTACCTTGTTCAAACATATCGTTTGCTAATTGGACGTTCATCTGGTATTGCTGATCCATATAGTCCTTTGCAAGCTGAAGCATCTCTGCACGAATTTCAAAAGGATTCTTTGCCATTATTTGCATACTCCACGGAAAGGTCCGAAGATACCTTTCATTTCACTTGCCATGTTCTCAACTGAATCATCCATGTTCTTAAGCTGAGTGCCAAAGAAGTTGAATGTATACTGGTTGAGTGCTTTTGAATATGACTTCCAGCCTTCAGTTTTTAGATCAATGAAAGCATCCATCATCTTTACGTTGTGTTCAACAAGTTGGTTAAAATTTAGTACCATTTTGTTTTTCTCCTGTGTGTTTGAGATATCTTCTCCGTAGTACGGAATGTGTGCCATGATAGCTCTCCTGTGTGTAATTTACATATTAGAAATAATTTTCAAGTACTTCCAAGATATCATGATATTTAGCAACTTCTTCAAGTTCCTTTTCAATTGCTTCCATAATATCAGGGTGTTCACCTACACCAACTGGGTTGTTTAGATAAACTTCAACATTCATTCGATGCTTAGCAATATGACCTTTTGCATGGTCAATAATGGCTTCAAGCATTATATCTCGATTAAGAGTCATAATATTTCCTTTCATAATAAGGGTGGGGGGCTAACCGTTGGCCCCCCACGGATCTATTAAGAGATCAACCTTTGGTTTTGTTCACAGAGTCTAGATTTCTATCCATAATCATGTGAAACAAATCCATTTCACTGTAATCAGCAAAGTCTCTATTACGTTTAAGAACTTTTGCTAATTCATAAGCCGCTTGTCTGGATCTTGCTTCAACATAAGCGTTGCCAAGAATCGCAAAGAAGTTAGCTACCGCTGATAGAATGTGACTCAACGGTTTCAGTGAGTAGTTGTTTAGTGTCTGTGTTAATTGTGTCATTGGGTTTCTCCTCGTAATGACCGATTTCGATTTTACGAGGACGCAGTTCTTCGGGGACCACATACTTCAGTTCTACTGACAGTATTCCGTCCTTAAGATCCGCTCCGTGTACTTGAACGTGTTCAGACAGCCTAAAGGTGCGCTTGAACTTCTTCGTGGAAATACCACGGTGAATGTAGTCGCGACCTTTACTTACGTGTTCGCCGATGATTGTAAGAGTACGATCTTTTACTTCGATCGAGAGCTCCTCTCGAGAGAAACCTGCCACAGCAAGTTCAATCAAGTAATCTGTCTCACCAGTCTTTAGAATGTTGTGAGGTGGATAATGATCGTTAGCGTGGCGAGCTACGTGGTCGAGCTCATTTAGCAGATGATCGAATCCTACAA